AGAATATGTTGCTCCTAATGCTGGCTCTCAATTTGTACCACTTAGACCTGGTAACACTTTATCATTCCAAGCTGAAGAGCTGGCAAGCGATGAACTTCTTAATGATATTGGTTCCGCTAAGTCATTTACTGGAAAGACAACCTCTGAAGGTTCTCATTCTGCATATCTTAGACATTCCGGGGTTGAGGGACAAGAGCCGCAGCTTGGCGTAATGTATGAATCAGTAATGGGTGACAAGACGGTAAACGCATCCGAATATACCTCGCAAGCCGGTTCAAATAGCTCAACTGTTAATGTTTTAAACGGAGCTAACTTTTATCAAGGGCAAGCTTTGATGCTTAAAAATGGATCTGGTTACCAAATCAGAAACATTAAGAGCATCGCAGGAAATGCTTTAACTTTAAACTTTAAATCATCTGCAAGCACCTCAGGTTTATCGCTCGGTAAAGCAATCACTTATCTTCCAGTGGCTCAAGGTCATCCAACCTTTTCGGCTACTAAGTATCTTGGCAACGGTCATGCAATTGAAGCAACGGCTGGGAATACAGTAACTGAGCTTTCATTAACCGCTGACGCCAATGGCTTTGGGGAGGTTGAATTTTCCTATCAAGGAACAAAATACTTCTTCAATCCAATTGAGATTACGGCATCATCTAAGTTCATTGACTGGACTGATGATTCTGGTTCTTACTCGGCAGAAATTGCCGTTAAAGTTTACAAGACGCCCATCGAGCTTGCTGATGCTATTGCCTCAGCTATGTCGGCTGCGTCAACTGAGGTATTTCAGGCAAGCTATGATAAAGGTGTTGGTAGCTTTACAATTGAAACAAATACCAGCTCATTGTTCAGTATCCTTTGGAGTTCAGGCCCTAACGCTGGAACTACCTTTGGGCCAAAGATTGGATTTAGCGTAGCTGCTGACGATACTGGTGCAACTACTTACTCCGGCTCAGAAATCAGCCTTAATTCTGCTATCTCTCCGGCTTATGACTCGGCTGATGCCATCATTATTAAAGGTGCCGAGTTATTTATAGGAACCGCTGACGATAATCAATGTATTTGCGCACAATCAGTTTCAATGACAGTTAGCAAAGAAGTTGAAGATGTTGACTGTATCTGCGAAGAAGAAGGCGTGAAGGAAAAGATTGCAGTAAGCAGAGCTGTTGAGATGACTGTTACGGCTGTTTTAAATAAGCATGAAGCAACATTATTGGATGCCTTGCTTAAGAACAGTGGGATTTCTGCCATGTTAAATGCAGGGCCAAAGTCTGGTGGCAACTGGGTTCCTGGTAAGTGCTTTAATGCTTATTTGCAGAACTGTACCGTTAGCAGCTACACAACTACCGGCGACAGCTTTATTCAGGCAGAGATTACTTTAAAAGGCTTTGTGACATCATCTCAAAAAGACCTTTTTATTAACTTTATCTAAGGAAATTTGATTGAACGGAATCAAGACTTCTAAGGGGTTCTTAAAATATAGGAACCCCACTATTATTGAAACAATAGCGCTAGTCAAACTATTAAGGGATCACTTTACAAACGAGGATACCGTCGGAGCAAGGCTGGCAATAATGGAAAACATTAGGGATCTTCTTGATTACTCCGAGCTAAATGACATTAAAAACTTTGATGAGCTTAACAAATACGGAGATGAATTTACTTCCGCATTGTATCAAATTAGTGATGAGATTTTAAATAAGGTAGTTGGTGCTTTTGCAAAAAAGAACTAGTCCAAGATGCCTTATCTGCTTATAGAAATAATTTAACCAAGAACGAGCTAATATCTCTTGTTGGTGATGAAAGAAAGGCTAGTGGTATCTTGGAGGTTGCTGATGTTATTTCAGACTATGCAAGCTTTAGGACAATAGTCGACCTTGGTTTTCAAGTTCATCATTCAGAATTTGATTTTGACAAGGTTATGATGTTCTCATGGATTAGAGAGGCTATCGAAAATGGCAGAAAAAATTGAATTTAACATCAAGGTTTCCAACGACGAATTAGGTAAGGCTCTTGATGAAAATACAGAAAAAGCAAAGAAAACAACAAAAGCAATTGAACAGCTAAGGGATTCTTTTTTTGATGCCGGAAAAGAAATATCTGCCATTAGGGCTTCATTTCTTGGCAACCTCGGGGCCAGTGTGGTTACCAGTGCTTTTGGGGCGTTATCATCTGCGATCGGACTTACGGTATCCCAAGCGAGAGAGTTTTCAAGATCAATCGCCGAAGTCAATTCAATTCTTCCAAGAAATACCAAGCTAACCAGTGATCAAACTGATGCCCTGATTGAGTTGTCATCTGCATATGGCAAGACACCACAATCAGAAGCAAAAGCTTTTTACGAGATCATATCTGGCGGCGTACAAAACACATCAACAGCTTTTAAAATTTTAAAACAATCAAATGAAGCTGCTATTGCCGGGTTGACGGATGTTAATGTCGCAGCAAAGGTCTTAACGTCAACATTTAACGCATTTGAAAAGCAGGGAACATCCGTTAGTAAAATTACCGATGCACTATTTCAGGCTGTTGCTGATGGCCAGACCACTTTCAACGAGTTATCCGGCTCACTTGGTAGGGTTACGCCTATTGCCGCATCGCTTGGTGTTAATATAAATGAAGTCGCCGGATCTATTGCTTTCTTGACTAAATCTGGTGTTCAGACAGATCAGGCGATAACGGGACTTAGATCTACTTTGGCGGCAATTATAAAGCCATCAAAGGAGGCAGCTGACGAGGCGAATAGAATAGGAATAGCCTTTAATGCGGCTGCAATTCAAAAAGCTGGTGGATTTGTTCAATTTTTAAATAATGTTAAAACGGCAACAAATGGAAGCTCAACATCTATTGCCAGGTTATTTGGCGATGTTAATGCGATAAACACCGTAATATCTATAACGAAAGGAAACTTTGACGACTTCTCGAAAACAATAGATAGCAACACTAGAAGCATAGGCGCCACTGCGAGAGCGGCAAAGGAGTTAAAGGATTCTTTTGATTTTAAAGCAGGACAGGCAGAGCAATCTATTAAGAATCTTGCCACTTCTTTTTCTGTATTTTTATTGCCAGCCCTAAAAACAACACTTGAGGGGTTCAGGGCTTTAACTGGAATAGGAAGGCAAACAGTTGAGGTTGACGAGAATAGAAGAAAATTAAAACTGCTTGGAGACGAATACAATCAGTTAAAAGACAAGCTGCAATCATTTCAAAAAGGAATTGGCGATGAATCGCTTGGTTCTGGTCTTTTTATTAAATCACAAGAAGAGATTCAAAAAAGACTTAAGGAAATAATCCAGGAAAGAATAAAAATTAGACAAGAGCAAATAAAGCAAGATAAAAAACAGGCTGAAGAGCCGATTAAAAAACCTGTCGTTGATCCTGAAGCAGAGGCTGAGGCTCAAAAACTTAGAAGGGAAACATTTAGACAACTAGCTCTTGCTAGGGCCGAATTTGATTCAATGGAAGCAGAAAGAGTATTTAACGCAAGGCTACTATTAGGAGAAGCCAATAAAGCAGATCTTGAATTATTACTGCAAAATGAACAAGCAAAACTAGATGCAAAATATGCAAAAGAAGTTGAGTTAACCAAGCTCATAACAGATGAAGAGGCGAAGAGAAATGCAGCAGCTGCAATTAATGTTAAGAAAGAGCTTGAGTTAACAAAATTTAAAAACGCAGAATTATCAAAATTAAAAAAAGCCGAAGCAGAGGAAACGAACAGGGTTTTATCAATAAGAAATAATTATATTCAAGCGGCTGCAAACATCGGGGCTGCATTGTTTAAATCAGGTTCCAAAGAATCCTTTTTAGTTCAAAAGGCAGCTGCTCTGGCAGGGGTTGCAATTGATGATGCAAAAGCCAGGTCATCAGCCACGGCGATTGCCGCCACCATACCGCCTCCATTTGGAGAAGCTTATTTAGCCAAGCAATATGCGTTAATTACATCATCGACAGCATTGGCTCTTTCTGGAATAGCTGCGGCTTCAATCAAGGGATTCGCCGACGGAGGTATTGTAGGCCAAGGCTCAATGGCTACATCAGGCCCTGATAATACAATCATTAAAGCAAGAAACGGTGAAGCAGTATTAACTGCCGATGACCAAAAGGAATTACTTACAGCAATTCGCTCAGGTTCTTTAGTTGGCGGTGATATAGTTGTTCAAGTTGATGGACGGGAGATAGCCAGAGCGGTAAGATCACAATTACAACAAGGGTTCCGTCTAGCATGAGCTGTTTGAAATTCTTTTCCGGAAATCTTATAGACCAGGCGACGCTTTATCCAAGCTCAGAAAATGCTAATTTTCCTGCAAGTAATTTACTAGATCCAAGACGCTCCAAAGTATATAGGTCAACAGATTCAGCCTCATCAATCATATTGGACTTCCAAGAGACCTCAGAGATTGATTCAATCTTTTTAGTTGATGAACCTAGAAACGGATTTGGTATCTCAACACTGGATTTCGAACTAAATGCAACTGCTAATTTTACGTCTCCAGCTTATAGTAATTCTGTTACGTTCTCACCCGTATATGGTGCCGGTTATAAGATTTTTACTCAGCAAGATTATCGATTTTGTAAGCTGAACTTAACTTCATCGCTTGGATATTGTGAATTGTCTAAATTATTTATCGGTAAGCATATAGACCTTGGAAGAGGCCCTAACTTCAATTGGACTTATCAAGATAAAGATTTGTCAATCATAAAAGAAAACAGATACGGACAGCGCTTTGTTGACGTAATACAGCGCCAAAAAGCCTTATCTATTCAGCTCAACCTATTAGACAAAAATCAACTCGATTTAATTTTTGACTTATATGATTCAAAAAGCACGATTAAACCCTTCTTTGTGGTGATTGGTGATGATAATATGGTTTCAGATCATAGGCGTTTTGCTGGCATGGTTTATCTTAACGCTATGCCAACAATAATAAACACATCATTTGGCAGATACAGTATTTCGATGCAGATGGAAGAGGCTACATGACAACGCTTCTAATTGAAACTCTCTATGACCAATTAGAACAGGAATTTACTTTAAGTAATGAAGAAAGATATTCAATTGGCTGCATATCGCCTTATTTGTATATGCACAACGCACCAGCCGGGACGTTTACTTTGTCAATTATTAGCGGTGCCACAACTGTATTTTCACAGTCTTTTACATCAAATGACATTAAGACAGCCACTTACTTAACCGATGATTATGCGCATGTTTTCTTTCCTATCGTTCCCGTTAATCCTTTACAGCTAGATGCTGGAACGTACAAAATAAGATTGAGTGCAAGTGGTTATACGGCAACAGGCAGCTTCATGGGCTGGATAAGACAGCATGAATATTTAAACAACATAATCACTTACACGCCTGAGGCTGATGATCATAATCCTTTGGCTTTCAGGATTAAAGTCTATAAACGAGGAACTTCATGACTAGGATTGTATCATTTGCAGATGGATTCACTTCTAATTCAGAGCCAACCATTTCTGGTGCAGCCCTTGAAACCTATACCCTGTCAAATGGAGTTGGGTTGACTAATATCACAGGGCTTCAGTTCAACTCATTATTTTACAAATCAATCTTTATTGATTTTGAAATTGAAAGAATTGGGACTTCCACCTACAGACAGACCGGCTCATTGATTATTTCAAATAATGGAACCTGGGTGATGAACTTTGGTAATTATCAGGGAGATTCAATACTTCAAGATCCAATTGTTGACGATTTCGGAATTACTCTTTCAATTGATTCAGCCTCTGGCCAGCTTAAATATGTTAGCGGAAATCAAGCCGGACATGTATTATCAAAATTAAAAGTTTACGTTACAAGGATTACGGCATGAGAAGCTTCTTAATACTTTCATTTATTTTATTTTTCTTTTCCACAGCAAGCGCACAGCAAACAATTGATAAGCTAAATGTAAATGAATTAAAACTTCCAAAAGAATCAGTGAGCAAAGCGCTTTATCTTGACGCATTTGGAAAAGTCAAAGCCTCTGCCGATATTACTGACACTGAGCTAGGTTATCTAAATGGACTATCTGACACTCTGGTAAATCTTCTGTCAGGTAAAGCCAATTCTACTGATACTGTTAACCTCACTGGAAACCAAAGCATATCAGGCATTAAAACATTTACAGGTAAATTGGTTGCTTCATCAACTATCAATGGTTCAGTTCCTTGCCCTGTTATGACTCAGATTCAAAGAGATGCAACCACTCCAGCAAATGGAGAATGTGTTTTTAACTCAACTACACTAAGGCTAAATGTTTATGATGGTTCTATCTGGAAAGATGTTGGCGGTGCTGGCGGCATATCTCTTTGGGTTACTGCTAATCCATATGCGGTAAATGATATTGTAATTGAGTCAGACAAGATTTATCGATGTACGACAATCCATACATCAGGAACATTTGCAACTGATTTAGGCTCAGGATATTGGGTTGAGGTTTCAGCCTCTCCATCAACTCCATACTCACTTGCTAACGGTGGAACAAATAAAGCCTTGGCCGCTGTTAATGGTGGCATTGTTTGGGTTGATGCTGATTCATTTGAGATTTTATCGGCCGGAGTTTCTGGACAAGTATTGCAATCAAACGGAGCCTCTGCTCCATCTTGGGTAAATAAATCAATCTCTGCAAAGTCTGAAAACAATGCCTCAGTTGTTGCCGAAGAGCTTCAGGTTCCAAATAATCAGTTAACATTAACGGATACAAATAAGCATTTAGTTGAAACTGGAAACAACAACATCTTAGTAAATCCAGGCTTTGAAAATTCTACATTTTCGACTGGATGGGTTAATTCTGCCGGTACATTTACAGATGAATCATCTGTTTTAGTTCATGGAAAAAAATCAGCTAAACTGGTTTTATCTGCTCAGACTATGTCGCTCACACAAAGCTCAACACTTTACCAAGCACAATTTGCTGACAGCGTTCCCGGAATAGCCAGCGTTTTTGTAAAATCAAATGTCGCATTAAAAGTATGCTCAATTCAAGCCGGTGTTGTTTCTAGTACAAATTGCCAGAATGTACCATCGACAAATACATGGGGAAATTACATTGTAAAATTTAACATGGGTGGAACATCTAACGGAATCTCAATCGCATCAACTGGCTCTGTGTCTGGAACTGTTTACATTGACAATGCATTTGTCGGTGTTGCCCAGCCATCAACAGAGGCTTGCGCTTCAACCTTGTCTTGCACTGATGTTTTTAGTGCGAAGGTATCTGGTGCAGGTGTTGTATCAGCTGAAAATGTTGATTGGATCAATGGAAACTGTATAACCTCATCTGGCCAAAAAAGCTGCACATTTAATTCATCAATTTTTACAGTCGCACCAAATTGTGTTGTTACTCCATCATCAAGCAATGGACAGGAAGTAAGAATTGATTCCATAACAGCATCAGTAATTTCTTTAACCACTTACCTCAACAGTTCGCAGGTTGCTGATTCGGTTAATATTGTTTGTCAAAAGCAAGGTGTTGACTACATAGGAAAGACTATAAACGCAGTTGCCAGCGATCAAAATGTTGCAACCCCCGGAGCAACAAAAGCCGTTCAATACAGTGCAAAAATAAGCTCAGCAGGAATAGTTTCTGATGAACTTGGAGATTTCATAAATGGAAACTGCTCCGGCTCATCTCCTTATACATGCAACTTTAATGCAAATACTTTTTCTTCTGTCAATTGCGTTTGCTCAGTAAGCGGAACAACAGCAACATCTTGTCGAGTTGAATCTTCTAGCTCTTCTTCTTCTGTAATAAGAACTATATCAGGCGCTCCAGCAACGTTGAGCGATTCATTTTCATTAATCTGTCACGGGGTTAAGCCATGAAAAAATTATTAATAAAACGAGAAGTTATTATCCAAGAATATCAGGCTCCAATTCCTGGCGTCGAAGCACGACCAGAGAAGTGGGTTAAAGGCGAAGAGGTATTATTTGAAGCACCATCCGACCTAACTGATTACACTTATTATCCTGCTATTGAAGGAGTTGAAGCCATTGCCGGGGTTCCTGGGGCAAAAGAATGGCAAGTCATTGACCAAACACAAGGACAAGAATCAGAGTTAAACATTTGGCTTTCTGGAAACCTGCATAAATACCAGAAAGGCGACGTTGCTGAATGGCATGATTTGGAATCAAACTATGACTATAAGCTTGCCGAGTGTTTAGAGAAGAGACGCCAGGAATATCCTCAGCTAGGACATTTTCTCAATGCTTTCTTTGATGGAGGTGCAAATGCCATTGAAGATTTAAAACAGGCAAGACTTGCTATTAAGGCTAAGTATCCAAAGCCTGAGCAAGGCGAGAATCCTGCGCCAGTAGTTATTGAGTTATTCCCTGATTTACCATCGGTGTAATCAATGAACAACGACCAAGAATGGCGACATCATTTATTTGATGAGATAAAAGAACTCAGAAAAGAAGTTGGTGAGATTAAATCGGAAATGATGACTCTCAAAATCAAAGTTTCTGCATTTAGCGCTTTTGTTGGTTCAATTGTTTCCTACATATTTCATAAGGTGTTATGACTTTTGAGCAAGCGGCTTTATTGCCGGTTAGTGAGAAGATTACCCTGGTGACAATGCTTGCCGAGAAGCGAGCAAAGCTATTTGAATTACACGCTCCAAATGTTTACAAAAAACCAGTTGATTACTTTGTCGAACTTGTTAAGTACCAAGGCGTCGAGATGGAAGAGGCTCCATCACTCGCATTGATTGATCAAGACCAATATTATTACTCTCACGATGAAAAGCTTATTTACATAAGGCTTCTAGGTAACGCAAATCCAGAGACCGAGGACGTAAGTATTGTCTATAGGTTTCATTTTTCAAATGCTCCAATAATTCTCCCGAGTGATTTAGCAAGCGGCAATCAAGTCGAATGGCTTCCTTATGTTGACTCAATTGGCAATCTTGGCCAGGCTTTAGACGATGAGAATAAAGGCATAGTTCTTGAATCATCTAGCTCAGTGTCTTTGATTAACCAGGGATATTTTGACGACATATTTGATACGATGCTTTGGGAAAATAAATCAGTATCATTTTATTACTGGTTTCCAATCACTCCAATAAGTGAAGCGAGAAAGATATTCGACGGGATTATTGATTCTAAAAGCTATTCGCCGGATAAAGTATCATTTAATGTTAAAGACTTTATTTTTAAGCTTAGGAATACGCTCGACCAAGATTTATTTTCGGAACTAGACGGCTCTGTTTTGGAATCATTCATAGGAAAGCCTAAGCGCAGAGTTTATGGCCGAGTCAATAAGCTTAGATGCGTTCCATTGGATGCCGTTAAAGATGGCTTTCAAATAACTGGAACAATAAGCGCAACAACTGCCAGCAAGCAAGTGACTGGTACTGGAACCTTGTTCCTGGATGAGTTAAGCGCAGATGATGAAATTACAATTATTCAAAACAATGAAGAGGTAAGATTTACCATTGATTACATTCAATCCGACACGGTTTTATTTGTAACTGATGAGCCAAATATTGACTTCACTAACTTTACCGCAACCGTATTGCCTACCATTCCATGGAGAAAGAAAAATCGAGAGTGGCATATTGCAGGTCATAAACTTAGAAAGACTAGCGTAGAAATACTAAATGTCATTGATGGGCGAAGGTTTGAAGTCGATGACGTTTCCGAGTTGTTTCCTGATGATGTCGTTGTTTTAAATAACGTAACCACTCAGATAACTAGAATTTCTGGCAATCAGGTAATACTAGAACAATTCATATTTCCTTTGCCGATAGCGGGTGACTTTATTGAAAGAGAGCCGGTACAGGCTGCTTATTTTAAAAATAAAAAGCTTTTGCTTAATAGAGATTTCACGGTTTCAAATATATCAGAAGCCATCCTTGAACTTGACGAGCTTGCTGAATTTAATATTGCCAGAGAGCGACTATCATCAAACGCATTTTCATTTGCTCCAGTTCAGTTAACCTTTACGAATGGGCAAAAAATAGTATCAACAGCCGCAGAAATTGACCTTAAGACCATTATCAAGCCAAGAGACTGGATTAGGTCAACGGTTCAGTTAAGCGACGTTTGGTTTGAAGTTGTGAAGGTCGAGGAGCGAGCAATCATCCTTAGGCAGAATTATACGCAAGCAACAAATACAAATGTGGCAAGAATTAAGAACGTAGAAATAATTAACGATGACTCTCTTATCACGGTCGATTGCTATGGTATGGATCGAAACGATAAATGGATTAAAACCGCATCAGACGCAGTTAAGGACATGATGGTGTTTGATGCTGCGTTTACTCCGGCTCAATTAAATCTTGATACCTTTACTCAGGCCAATGATGATTGCAGTTATATCTTATCCCTGGCGTTGCCTGAGGATGCTGGTGGCGAAGAGGTATTAATAAGAGATGCCGTAACAAAGATAAATGATTCTGTTTTTGGCTCACTGTATGGAGATGCAACGCAAAATATTTGCTACTCAATTCTTAATACTAGGCGACCTGCATCAATCCAGCCGTTAAAGGATGATGATATTCTCGGTTGGTCCTCTGAATCATCAAATGAAATTGTGAATCAGATCGTGGCAAGATATGGACATTTTATTGATACCGTTAAGGAAGAGCCAGCCGCTAACTACATCACTTATTCAAATGAATTTGTTGACAAGTACAGCAAGATAAAAAGAACAAAAGAAATTGATGTTTGGCTTTATAATGAGTCAGAAGCCGAGACTATAGCGCAAAGAATAGCTTTTTATAACTCTCTTTCACAGCTTAAGGTTGTAATCAAAGGAAAGGCATTATTCTTTAACTATAGCGTAAATGACAGGATTTATATTTCCCTGGATAGGCTCTACAAAAGATACGGCTCAGGCTCAAGGCTTAAAATAGGTATTGTCTCATCTAAAAAGGTCGGGTTATACGACTCCGAGATTGTGCTCAATGATATTGGAAACATATTTAACAGGGTTCCAGTTATTGCTCCAAATTCAACTCAATCTTTTGACTTGGCGAGTGAAGATGATAAAGTTAAGTATGGCTTCATCCTGGACGATGATTTACTAATTCCTGGCAGCTCAGAAGATGACTTGGGTTGCTGCTTGATAGGATAATTATGGCATTTACACCAATTAATTTAAACACGATAAAAGTCGGAGATCCAATCACTAGAGATAGAATGGTTGAGGTTAAAGACAACTTTGACGACCACGAATCCAGAATAAATCAGCTTGAAACCAGCGGCGGTCAAATTATTTTATTCAATGACCTGGTTAGCTTTGTTGGCTTTAATATAAACTCCCCGTATGTTTTTTATTACAAAGCAACCCAGAATTTTTCAGTTTCTGATTTTAAAATTCAAATTATATCCAAGCAGGGCATAGTTGCAGGTAACTTAACTTTTGAATTAGAAAAATCTAATGACACCAATAATGCAAATTTCACATCAATCTTAACAACCGCCACTTCATTTAATTTCTCTTCTGACTCTGATTATTCAGTCAAATCAGGCTCTATTAATTCAGGAGTGAATAATATAACGACAGGTCAAGTTATAAGATGTAGGGTAACAAATTGCCCGACAAATGCCTTTGGTTACAATTGGTCGGATTTTGTAGTTTTATCAGTGGGAGCTAGTTAAATGCAAACAATTGGAAGCTTTGGAAGATTATTAAGAATAGGCTCATTTACATCAGTCGGTGCCTTTAGCTGGACAAGAAATCCCGATGTGGGATTCGTCATTGTCGAGGTGGTTGGCGGCGGTGGTGGAAATGGAGCAGGTGGAACATCTTCTTTTGGCGCTCACTGTTCGGCGTCTGGCGGTTCTGGCGCTGGTGGTTCATCCCTTGGTGCATCCGGAGGCTCAGGCTCTGGCGGTGACTATAATTGCAATGGTGGTGATGGCGCCTCTGGAACTGATAGCTCCATTGATTGCCCTGGCGGTAATGGTGGCAATAGCTTCTTTGGTGGTTCAGGAAGGGGGGGCGGAGGCGGCTCAACAGCTGGCTCGTTTTCTTCTGGAAAATCAGGAACCGGCGGCGGTGGTGGTGGACGTGGAAACAGTGGCGGAGCTGCTTCATATGGTGGCGGTGGAGCTGGTGGATATGCGAGAAAGCTTATAATGTTAACATCGTTAGGTTCTACTGAAACAGTGACTGTTGGGGCTGGTGGTTCGTCATCTGGCAACAATGGAGCCGGTGGCTCTGGGTGTGTTATTGTTTATGAGTTTAGCAAATGATTACGCTTCAAGAATATTTAATGGGACGTGATAAAGAATTTCCGCTTGATATTATGCAGGCCAGAAATGCGGCTGATTTACTTGCTAGGGTAAATTATCTATTTGGAAGGCTCAACCTATCTGGAAAAGTATCTTCGGGTTATAGGCCAGCGGCAATTAATAAGACAATCGGTGGAGCCAAATTATCAACACACACCGTTTGCGCAGGAATTGACATTGAGGACGCTCACGGGAAGATTGGAATATTATTATCAAGACGACCTGAATTACTGGCCGAGTGCGGATTATGGATGGAGCATCCAAATTATACAGTAAAAAATAAAGAAGATGGCTCAAAAGTTTTCTGGGTTCATCTCGATATTAAAGAAAGAAAAAACAGAATTTTTATTCCCTACTAGGAGAAATTTATGGAAGAGTTTTTATCAAAGTGTTTAGAGTTTTTAGCAAGTGCCGAAGGCTCAGCTGCAACCATCGCAGTTGTTCTTGATTTTGCTTTAAGAATGATGCCGTCAAAGAAACCTCTTGGCGTTGTTCATATGGTTGCCAAGATGATTGGCATGGTTGGCAAGGTACTTGTAAAGGTATCTGAAATCAGCGACAAAGTGCTTCCTCAAAAAGTTAAGGAAGAATAAATGGAAATCGGCTTGGTGCTTTCTATTTTAAAAGAAGGTTTAAAATTATCAAATCGGATTATTGATAGAAAGTACCTAGACCGAGTTATTGACCTGGAGAAAGAATACTATGAAGAGCTTGCAAAGCCTGACGATGACCGCTCTGATCTTGCTCTCGATTCAATCCTGCTCGAACTTAAAACAATCGCCAGAATCTTCGCTAAGTATCCCGAGAAAAAATGATGGGCCGGAGCTGGTTCATGCTGCGGATAAAGTTAGTGTTGTTGTTCCTAATATTCCTTTTAATGCTTATGATGCTTTTTATCCGCTATCTCGTGATGGATCGGGCGTTGAATACAAATGGAGAGAGTGCGAAAAAAGAGTGATTTTTTGCGTTAAATGGAAGCAGAAAAAAGTGGTTTTTAGATTTGACGATAAAGAAATCATGCGATGGTTTATATCAAACGACTTTGGTTTTAAGAAAAGAGAAAAGCCGTGACAACTCACATGAACAAAACTAAACAGATTGAATATTGGATTGAACAATATTTACAGGCAAAAGCTTCTGGTGATAAAAATAAAGCTAAAATGTTCGAGGCAATTATTATAAAGTTAGGAGGTAAAGTACCAAGGATTTAAATGCTAATCATATCAATAGACGCTCACGCACTTCCACTTAATCGACTTTACCCATCAAATCGCCAAGGCATAAGATTTCTATCAAAGGAAGGCTCCAATTATAAGCAGCTGGTTAAAACCGCCACCACAATGGCTTATCTTGAACAAGGCTTTACTTTCAATCCAGAGACTCAATACATATCAACCGAGTTTTTCTTTTATACTCCAAAGCTTCTAACTAAACAGGGCAAGATTTCAAAGTCAAAGCCTGATTCATCTAATTGCGTTAAAGCTCTGGAGGATGGTATTTTTCAAACCCTGGGAATCGATGATTGTTACAATCTGGATATAACAGTGCAGCAACATTATTCAAAAGAGCCTAAGATAATTGCGATATTAAGGGCACATAATTTATCTTCAAAGTTTGACACAACACTTCACTGATGAAATGATTTTATTGGGTTCCTCCGTACCCGCTCACTTTGGGTTAGGGCCAGCGTCATGGATGACGCCCCTTAACCTTCAAATCCACTTATCACAATTTTCGCTTAAATAATACGGAACGGAATAAAGGCACTTTTCGGCAGTTTTGAAATTATTTCCATGACCAAATCCACAATAATGGGCGTACTCATGGAGAAATAAGCCAGTAACGGTTTTGAAATTAAAATTACTAATTACTTTTGTGCTGATATAGATAGCCTTGCCATCGAAATGACCGATTGCCCTGGTAAATGGGTTCTTGTATTTGTAAACGTAAATATTTACCGGCTCCCTTGCTTTTAAAAGCTCGTCTACGACATTAAGAGAATTGTATCTCCAGTCTTTCTTGAGCCTAAGCTCATTAATCATCATTGAGTTAGAAGAGAGTAGGGACTCGGCGGTTAGCCAAGCCCTCTCGACTTGAGGATCTATGATGCAATTTCTAAAACGCATCACATTCCGATTGGAGTATGGTAAGCAATGATGACGCTTCCCACAATGACTAATATGGTATAAAGCCCAAAAATAATTTTATCAATCATAACTTTATCATCCTAAAGCATTGTCTAATCTTCTGACTTGCCTGGTACTTGTCAAATTCTACTGAATCAACTCCCTCTTGAAAACCTTTGTATTTGCCAGCTACAAAGCCAAAATAAACACAAACAACAAACGGGAAAGCTGCGCTCAGTATCTTCATAGATAAACCTCAAAATCCAGGTCAACAATATGAACTTCTCCTCCTTGTCGGTAAATTGCTTTACCATCCGACATTCCAACCTTGAGACATGTATAGAATCGATCATTTTCTAGGGTATAAAATAATTCTTTAGAGCTTTGAAATATTTCCCTAATTGGTTTTTTTGAAAAATTTCTATCAAAAGTCTGAGCGAAAAGCCTAATTGCTTTCGTGGAAAATTCTGGATTCTGCTCGGCTAAAATAGCTATTAAGATAAGTGGCCCAGTAAGAGATGATTTCATTACATCGACGGTCTTTAAAATTTCGCTCTCTGGTGTTTCTGATAATTGATTTAAAATCTCAGTCGTCGTGAAATATTTATCCCAGCTCATTTGTTACCTCTTTGTTGTCGCCAAGAAAACTAAACTCCTGGACGATGTATTGTGTTCTTTCTCGATTCTCTTTGTCCTTGTATTGGTCAATCTGGCAATCGAGGTAAATCAGCTTTCCATCCTTTAAGTGGTTGAGCATAACGTCAGCAGCTCCGGCATAGGCTACAATTGGAAGAAACATGACTTTATCTTTTCCAGTCTTGCCAATCCATACCCTGAGATTAAAAGCACACATTGATTTACCAGTTTTAGTCTCAATTTTTTTTACGTTATACGCTGCGCCCAGTAAGACGGCTTTAGCCACGGCTTGCATTATTTAAATTCCTTTGCCGCTTCAATTAATTTTGAAGCTTCGTTTTTAGATATTTTTGGGTCAAATTCAACATTCAATCTTTTTAACAGCGCCTTTTGAGCATCGGACGCAGGGCTATTCACTGGCGCACTTGCTGGAGATTTTTGGCTATTGTTAACTGGGTTAGATACTGAATTACCATCATCATCGTGTTCAGTATTTATTCCGAGCATAGCCTGAATTTGATAGCGCTTATAGTAAGTAATCAAAGCGCCATATTTCTGCGGATCAGAATGTGGCGGTAAAATCATTTCCGATTCTAGGCTTTCGCCCGATTCGTGAATCAAAACTGTTTTTAAAATTGTAAACCCATCCTGCACTTTCATGGGTTGCATTACGGCCAGCCCGTTAGCGGACAAAATAGGCATTACCGCTGCCAGAATGGAGCTTAGATCAGCGTAGGAACTTTTAAAAAAAGGATTCTCTGCGTTCTTTTCAACTGGCTTTAATTGGCTTTGGAACTTAACTAAAGCCTGGGAAATTGACTTCATTTTGTACCTCTCTTGTTTAATACTTCATTGGCAAGCTTGAGAATGTCTACCTTCTGATTTTGATTTTGGCAACATTTTTCTGCGCTTATTTGTCGGCCATCATCGTCGGTAATGATTTCAATTTCTTTACCGCACTTCGGGCATGTAATTATTTCAGCGTGAAAAAAATCCATTTGCTACCTCGTCTCGTTTAATATCTTAATACAATGATCAATCCATTTTTGGAGCGAGCCAAATACCTTGATTATCAATTCTTTCTGACTTGGTTCTAGGCGAATTGAGGTCGTCTCCCTGACCTCTTTGCCTTTACGTTTGGCCGGCATATTACAGATCCCTTCCAATAAACCCAGTCATAAGTGTAAAATATACTTGTTTTGCATTTTGGTAATTCCTGAAAGCGTGCCCATATTTTTTACCTTCAATATGAATTTCATATTTTCCATTAATCAAAACTAAAGCTATGTATTTTTTATTTCTATATCCATCAATGTAAACTTTCATTTTATACCTCCGTTGTTTGTATGAATCAATTATATCACGAAAACGTAATACGAATAAAATAAATCAACAAAGTCAACAATTTCTACATGTTACGCATCATTAACTAGTACTACCAATGAACTAAAGCTTATTTTCTTTGGCATATGCCCTAAGATTTCTCAGGAAGTATTCTTTATCCTTTCTCAGCTCGGCTTCGTTTGAAAGCCTACCCTGGTCTATTACTTTTTGCGGCTGCTTGTCAAAGTAGCATCGAAGCCAATCATTCAAGACGCATTGTTCAAGTAACTCTTTCGAGCACTCTGCCTCTGGCAATACCAACTTTTTATAAGCGGCGCATAGCTTGTCTAGGATATCTTGATCGGCTATTTTAAAGAATTTGGCTTTTAAATGCGGATAGCATCGCCTTGATAAATCAGTGAGCTCATCAACCTTAACTTCATCCTGAGGCAAATTTGGGCGCAATAGGGCCAGTAATTCATTCAAGGTTGGATGCTTATCCATTTTGAAGGGGATTTGGCGGCATACCTGGGCAACTTGATAAGCCTTGAAGCCAAGCTCAAAAAGGTCTTTTGCCCAAAGCTTTGTGACTGATTGACCTGGCGCACGTTCAAATCTCATGGCCATATCTTTCAGGATATTCTCAATCTCAATCTCTTGAACTTCAGGCGCCCTCTCACTCAAGCGCTGATTTGAAACGGCGTCACTCCACGAATCAACAAATCCCTTGTACGGTTTAACATTCATTGATACCTCTTTTATTTATAGGCAGAAATATTAAATCAAAATCTTTACAATTAAAAGCTAATGTGTAAAAAGAAACTACCGCCCTAATGGATTTTCATTTCACATTTGATTGAGCAGGAAGAGGCGGTTACATACTGCCATGAAACCTTGAAATGAACTATACACCTCGGCTCCGAAAAGCAGAACCAGGATAATAGGCAAGGATTTGATTACCGAAAGTAAGTCATCTCCCTAGCTTTTCTATTCCCTCTCACCAAAAAGCAGTTATTTTAAGAAGAAAGATCTTCTTATTGAATACATATAAACATAAAAGATTTGCCTTATTGCTTCAATCCTGAAACGATTTGATTGTGAACAAAGTTACCTTCCACGATCTCGTTTGCAGGCTTAAAGAGCTGGCCAGAGAGCTTGAAAGGACACCTACCCTTGTCGAGTTCGTTGCCAAGGGTAATTCTAAGCGTCAAATCAACAAGTATAAATACTCAGAGATTTGCAGAGCTGCCGGATTAGAAGTAAATAAATCACCTTATACAACTGCGCCAGTTCAAGTTCAATTTACTCCACCGAAAGTTTTAGTCTTTGACATTGAGATAAGCCCTATTATTGCCAAGGTCTGGGGGTTGTTTGATCAGAATATTGCTTTGAATCAAATCGAGCAAGACTGGTTTGTTTTGTCATACGCTGCAAAGTGGCTTGGTGATGACACTGTTCATTACATGGATCAAAGATATGCCAACCCCTTAAGTGATGACAGGATGCTGCTAGAGGGGATTCATCACTTACTTAGTCAAGCCGACTGGGTTATAGGCCATAACATAGCAAAGTTTGATCTAAAGAAGCTTAACGCTCGATTCATTTGCCACGGACTTCCACCTTTACCGCCCTTTAATGTCATTGATACGTTAAAGATTGCCAAAAAACATTTCAGCATCACGTCAAATAAACTCGAGTATCTTGCAAAATATCTTAAATGCGAATTTCAAAAGTCAAGTCATAGCAATTTTAGCGGCATGGAATTGTGGAATGAAATGCTCAAGAGAAATAATGATGCTTTTATTGAGTGCGAGTCTTACAATAAAATGGACGTGCTGGTTACCGAGCAGGTTTATTATAAATTAGTGCCCTGGGAACCATCAGTAAATTTCCAGGCTCATTTTGGAAAGCTAGTTTGTTCATGTGGGAATACCAGCTTTTTTAAAAATGGTTTGAAATACACAAAGCAAGGACAGTTTCAAATTTTTATATGTAAGGATTGCGGAAAATGTCACATCTCAAAGCAAAATCTGATCGAAAAAGACATAAGAAGCGAGTTCGTCAAATAGAAATAATGGGCAGAAAGATTGATGTAATTGAGGGCGAGGGACTCTCCTATAATGGGGAGCCATGCCTGGGACTCTGCAATTACGATGAGAAAAAAATTTACATTGAAAGGAATCAGCCGCCCCATACAAAATCCGAAACACTTATCCATGAAGCTGCTCACTACTTTTTAGAATTGACGGGTATTGCTCAAAAGCTTTCCTATTCAGAAAATGAAGTTTACTGCCAGCTTATTACTGCTTTTTATACCGATTTGAAAAAAAGCAAGTTATGACGGCGCAGGTTATCTTTCTCAATAAGTGGCTTGATTGCCCTGAAGAAGTAAGGCAAAGGCACCGCTTGATGCAGGAGTATATT